AAGATGGTCGCGGTCCGATATCCTTTTTGATCTAGATCATAATAAGTAAAGGCCAGTTCATCTGTCTTTGTAATCCAGGCCCTTGTGTTATCGTCATATACGCCATGCCTGATGATCATCTTATTATATTTCTTAGCGTTGTAAGCAATCCGAAATATATCGGCGTGTCTTAACTCTTGTAATAATGGTTTGATTTGTTCCGGTTTGAATTTCATAATCAATCTCCGCTTTTCATTTTGTCGTTGTCATAATATTCTGGAAGGTCTTTATCAAAATCTTGCTCCAGGATTTCTCCATCGCAAGTTATTTCATGGGAGGTGTAATCACTATCTCCGGAATGATATTGAACATCACTATCAAAGCCAGTGATTTTTACTTTGTCCCAGTCAATCTTAACATGTTCTAATGTCTTGTCCCACGCTTCGTCTTCATCCTTTGCTAAAACTCTAAATGTTTTTTCAACCAGGTAATATTTCGTAATCCGATAAACTTTTTTTCCAATGTCTTCTCTTTCGATTTCTAAATTATCTAGCGTCATTGTGTTCCCTCCAAACGTATTGAAATTCAACGCCGTACTTTTTTATAAATTCATCATAGTGCATATGTTCGGCGTCTTCTTGCATTTTGATCATTTCATCTGTGCTGCTCATGCTGCTTGCTCCTTGTTAAGTGATTGTATCATTTTATCCCATAACAAGTAAAGATAAATCATGTCAAAACTAAGGCAAGTTATATATAAAATTTAGTTATACTTTGCCTTAATTCTGCCACACTTGTGTGGTAGCGGGACCCACCCACCCCTAGTAGTGTTGCAAAAATGTCACGCTATATGTAGCTTGTGTATTATGGGAGGGCCCGCCCAAAAAAGTCGTAGGGGTCCCAAACAAAAAGCAAACAAGAAAAACAAAAGCACCCCCCACCCCCGGTTTTGTCAGGTAGGGGTCCCAGTATGTGTATATATAGTTTGATTTGGAGATAGATATGGGCTAAATTCATTTTCAATGTTTCAAAACAAAATCGCAAAAATTTTGCGCAAAATTTTTTCAAATGCTAAGTCCAGAGCAAATAAATAATTTACCACCAGACGCTAAAAAAGAATATTTGAAAGCTATGCTGCTTCTTGATGAAAAGAAGAAAGACAAAGCAGTTCGTGAAGATTTCTTGACTTTTGTAAAATATATGTGGCCTGATTTTATAGAGGGCGAGCATCACAAGATAATGTCTGAAAAGTTTAACAAGGTTGCAAGTGGCGAGATAAAAAGATTAATTATTAATATGGCACCAAGACATACCAAGTCTGAGTTTGCATCAAACTTCTTTCCTGCTTGGATGATTGGTAACCAACCTGATCTAAAAATAATTCAAGCCACGAACAACGCTGAGTTAGCCGTGAGGTTTGGTCGTAAAGCAAAATCTCTAATGGACACGGACGACTATAAAAAAATATTTAACACAAGACTCAGAGAAGACTCCAAGGCTGCAGGTAAATGGGAAACGGACCAGGGCGGTGAATATTATGCGGCGGGTGTTGGCGGAAGCATCACGGGCCGTGGTGCAGACTTACTTATCATTGATGACCCACACTCGGAGCAAGACGCGATGAACATCGCATCGTTTGATCGTGTGTATGAGTGGTATACATCAGGACCACGACAACGTTTGCAGCCAGGCGGTCGTATCATTGTTGTGATGACTAGATGGAACGTAGCTGACTTAACAGGTAAATTACAACGTGCACAAAAAGAGCCAAAAGCAGATCAGTGGGAAGTAATCGAGTTTCCTGCGATCTTGCCTTCGGGTAAACCAGTCTGGCCTGGATATTGGAAAAAAGAAGAGTTAGAAGCTGTAAAGGCATCCGTAAGTATACAAAAATGGAACGCACAATACCAGCAAAATCCCACGGCAGAAGAAGGATCTATTATCAAAAGAGAGTGGTGGAACCTGTGGGAGAAAGAAGAGCTACCACCATTGCATCATGTTATACAGTCCTACGATACAGCTTTTATGAAAAAAGAAACATCAGACTTTTCTGCGATCACAACCTGGGGCGTGTTTTATCCAAGCGAGGACAGCGGACCGGCGCTTATCCTGGTTGATGCCATGAAAGATAGACTGGAGTTTCCAGAGCTCAGGCGCGTTGCAAAAGAGCAGTATGATTATTGGAAACCAGAGTCTGTGATAATCGAGGGTAAAGCATCAGGGCTGCCATTGACCTATGAAATGCGCAAGCTGGGAATACCAGTTATTAACTTTACACCTAGCCGTGGAAATGATAAACATACTAGAGTGAACTCTGTTGCACCGTTATTTGAAGCGGGGCAAGTCTGGGCGCCAGACGCAAAGTTTGCTGAAGAGGTTATAGAGGAGTGCGCTGCATTTCCACTCGGTGAACATGATGACTTAGTGGATAGCATGACTCAAGCCGTAATGAGATTTAGACAAGGTGGTTTTGTTGATCATCCAGATGACTATGAAGATGAAGCAGTATCACACGAACAAAGAACGTACTACTAAGGAGGTGACGTAAATGATAATTAACCCAACAATGTTAAGAGGACTAGGTTCTTTGATAAGTGGCATATTAGGATCATTTGCTGTTGATCAAGACAGAGCAAGAATTCAAGGCCCTGGACGAGGAGCAGAACGTATAGAGGGAACTGCACCTCTTATACCAGTAGAAGTGCAACAGTTAGAAAAATCACAACCTGTGCTTAGTCCAGAGGATATTCTTTTGGACAAAGAAGGTTTTCCTGTAATGAGAGACGAAGACTTCATGCAAAGCGAATTTGATCTTCCGTATATTTTAACTCCAGGTGGAGGCAGACCAGAGCCACAACAACCTGCGGATATGGATATTCGAGATTTGTTGAACATGCTTTTTAATAGAGGATAAAATGGCCATAGAAAAAAACACGGACACCATGCCAAAAGAAAATATTCTTTTGGATGAAGAGGTAGAGGTTGCAGTTCAACCAGAAGAGTTTCAAGAAGGCGGTGCTGTCGATATTGAAATGACAGACGATGGCGGCGCAGAAATAAATTTTGACCCACGAGCACAAGCCATGGAGGGCGGACAGTTTCACGAAGCAAACCTAGCAGAGTTTATAGAAGAAGACGTTTTACAAGAACTCGCATCAGAATTACAAAACAGTTATCAAGAATACAAAAGCTCCCGATCTGATTGGGAGGATGGATACATGAAGGGCTTAGATCTTTTAGGTTTTAAATATGAAAACAGATCAGAGCCGTTTCAAGGTGCAAGTGGTGCAACACACCCCGTTCTTGCAGAAGCGGTTACACAGTTTCAAGCACTAGCATACAAAGAACTAATGCCAGCGAACGGACCTGTTCGCACACAGATTATCGGTCGTATTGACTCAGAAAAAGAAAAACAATCGCAACGTGTAAAAGATTTTATGAATTACCAGTTGACGACTAACATGAAAGAATACGAACCAGAGTTTGATCAAATGTTGTTTAACTTACCTCTAGCAGGTTCAACTTTTAAGAAAGTTTATTTCGATTCTGTTCTTGGTCGAACAGTTTCTAAGTTTGTGCCTGCTGAGGACTTGGTCGTGCCATACAGTGCAACATCACTAGAAGATGCAGAAGCCATTATTCATGTTGTAAAAATATCAGGTAACGATCTACGCAAACAACAGGTATCAGCTTTTTACAAAGACATCGAACTAGGCGAACCTGCTTTCGATACAAACGACGTTCAAGATAAAAAAGATAAGATAGAGGGAGTAACTCGAGCCGCGTCGGCAGAGATGCACACTCTTTTAGAGTGTCACGTTGAATTAGATCTTGAAGGGTATGAAGACAAGAACATGCAGACAGGAGAAGAGACCGGCATCAAACTTCCATACATTGTTACTGTTCATGATGAAACAGGAAACGTTTTAGCAATTAGAAGAAACTATTCTGCGATTGATCAACTAAAAAGAAAAAAAGAATATTTCGTACACTTTAAGTTCCTACCAGGACTTGGCTTCTATGGGTTCGGCTTAATCCACATGATCGGCGGATTGTCTAGAACTGCAACTGCAGCACTCAGACAATTACTAGACGCCGGCACCTTGTCAAACTTACCAGCCGGATTTAAACAAAGAGGCATCAGAGTTAGAGACGAAGCGCAGCCGTTGCAGCCAGGCGAGTTTCGTGATGTTGATGCTCCTGGTGGAAACTTACGTGATGCGTTTATGCCGTTGCCATTCAAAGAGCCAAGCGGCACGCTCCTTCAATTGATGGGCGTGGTTGTGCAAGCAGGGCAACGTTTTGCATCAATCGCTGATATGCAGGTCGGTGATGGCAATCAAGGCGCAGCAGTGGGCACGACAGTAGCGCTCTTGGAGCGCGGATCGCGGGTTATGTCAGCTATTCACAAAAGATTGTATCAATCTATGAAAAGAGAGTTTATGCTGATAGCAGATAATTTTGCAACTTTCTTACCAAAAGTCTATCCATACGACGTTGTTGGTGGACAAAGACAAGTCTTTGCGGCTGATTTTGATCAAAGAGTAGATATCATACCGGTCGCAGATCCAAATATATTCTCACAAACACAAAGAATAAGTTTAGCACAGACAGAATTGCAGATTGCAATGTCAAATCCTGACTTACACAACATTTATCAAGCCTATCGACACATGTATGAAGCTTTAGGTGTCAAAGATATTGACATTTTGTTGCCACCACCAGCTCCAATGCAGCCAATGGACCCTGCAAGTGAAAATATTATGGCTTTGAACAACAAAAAGTTTCAGGCTTTTGCGGGACAGGACCATCAAGCTCACATGAAAGCACATATTCAGTTTATGGGCACCATAATGGTGCGAAATAATCCAAAAGCACTTGCAAGATTGCAACAAAACTGCATGGAACACATAAATTTGATGGCACAAGAGCAAATTCAGCTAGAATTTGCACAAGAAATGCAGCAGATGCAACAAATGCAGCTTCAAATGCAAGCAATTGCACAACAAGCAGGCCCAGCAGTGCTACAAAACCCACAATTTATGCAAATGCAGAGACAAATACAGGCAACACAACGGTCAATGGAGGCAAGAAAGTCACAATTGATAGCAGAATTTACTGAAGATTATGTAAAAGCTGAGAAACAAGTTCTCAACCAGGTTGAAAATGATCCTGTATTGAAACTAAAAGACAGAGATTTAGACTTAAAAGCTAGAGAGGCACAAAGAAAAGAAGAAGAAGGACAACAAAAAGCAAATCTTGACATGATGAGATTAATGCAAAACAAAGATATTGCAGAGGAGAAACTAGATCAAAACGACAAACACGCTAAACTAAGAGCCAGCGTGTCCTTAGCAAAGCAAGGTATCGATGAGATGCAAGCGGTTGTTAAGGAGACAAACTAATGGTCAAATCTTTTAGAGATAGCGGAGAGTTTAGAGAATCAAGTGGTTTTGGCCCACTAGGACCGGGTGGAGGCGATAAAAAACAAAAACAGAAAACACAGCAGGATGCGAAAGATCTCGCATACGACATGGACACCTCTAAGTATGAGGGTAATTTAAGAGATGTAATTCAAAATAAAAATATTGAAATTCAACAAAATCGACAAAGGGTCGCACAGAGAATTGCAGAGGATCCGACTAGAGCAGGGTTTAGAGGTTTTTTTCCATCAAGAACTGACATAGAGCAGACTAGAGAAAGATTTGCAAACTTAGGTCAAGCCATAACTCCAAAAAATATAGCTGGAGGCATAATAAGCCTTGCAACGGGTGTTCCGTTTTTAGGTAATTTTCTTTTAGGAGCTCTTGCACCACAAACGGCTCAAGCACAGGATACCACGGGGTTTGCGTTAAACCCAGACACAGGAACTTTTCAACAGTTCAATCCTCTGACTCAAGAATTTATTGCAGGCACAGATTTTGTATCACCAAAATTCACACCGGATGATGACCTTGTTAAAGGTGATATTAATATTGTTGACAGACTTGCTGATGCCATAGCAGCTCCAAATATAAGCACTGGCATCAGAAGCTTGTTTGCACCTAGAGGCCTTGGGTTACCTGAAGACTTTTTGGACCAAAGCGCTGTTGAGACACAACCGCTATCGACAGCACAACAAACCATACTGAGTGAGTTAACAAAAGATTTACCTGTATTTGATGACACAGGCATGCCTGTGTCTATGGAGGACATGGAAAAAGATTTAAATAGAATTCTATCACAACCAGAGATTACTTTCACTACACCCGAGATAGATCCGGGAGTAACTACAACTACACCTGTAATAGATCCATTTGAAACAATGACTAATTTTTTCGCTGAACAAGGAATACTACCCGACGAAATGCAACAAGAGTTTGACGACAGGCTAATCGAAGCCTCTTTCATAACACCAGTTCAAAAACCAACAACAAAAGGTATACCCATGGACCGAGCTCTAGAGGCGATGGGTATCATAGAAAGTGGTTCAACTCCAACAAACCCTAATTTTGTAAAAGGTGATTTTATGGTTGATCCAAAATTTTTTGCAGGTGCTGGCGCAGTCAGCGCACCAATTACAAGAGCAATGTCATTTGGTCCTTTTCAAATTCAACAAGGGACTTTTGAATCTCCAGGATACGGGATAGACGCTCAGGCAGGATTACCAGAGGGGACAAATTTTGGTGATGTCATAGGTGATTACGATTTAAGTAAACAAGTTGCGGGTAATTTAATATCCGGTTTTCAAGAGGCAGGTGAGAGTGGAAAGTTTGGACTTAATCTAGATCCGCTAGATGAGGGTTTTGTATCGCCCGAGGCTATTGCGGCATACAACCTTGGTCTAAAAGGTATATCAGAATTTGATAATCCACTTAGCGCTGGTTACTTAAAAAAAGCACCAATGCAAAATCTTTTATCAGAATTTGGTTACTTAACTGATTTATAATATGGCTATTTCTAGACAACAATTAAGCAAAACAACCGACAGAAAACGTGGAAAAGTAGCCAAAGTTATGCGAGAGTTTAAAAAAGGTAAATTAAATATTGGCAAATCTAAGAAAAAGGTTAAGAATAGGCGACAAGCGATAGCGATTGCTTTAAATGAAGCAGGGGTACGTAAGAATGATCGAAAAAATAAAAGAAAAAATTAAACAAATCATAGATAGCATAAAAGAAAAGTTAGGCTGGTCTTAAGTGGGTATTCCATTTGAGATGATCACCATGCTTGGCTCCACTGTGCTTGGTGGTGTCATGAGCATTTGGTCACAAAGCATAAAAGCAAAACAAGCCGAACAAAAGATGCTACTTGCTCGAGCTGAAAAACAAGCTGAAATATTCAAAGAAGCAAGAGAATATGAAAACGTCGGCTTTCAGTGGACGAGAAGAATTATCGCATTGACTGCTATATTTGCGATAGTTGTTCTACCAAAAATATTGCCACTGATTGATCCACAAGCTCAAGTAATCGTTGGTTACTTAGAGTTCAAACCTGGGTTTTTATTCTTTGAGGGGAAAGATGTAATGCAGTGGGTTCCTATGGCACATAGGGGCATAGTTATAACACCTCTTGACACTAATTTAGTGTCAGCAATTATTGGATTATATTTCGGTGGTAGTTTGGTCAAAAAATAGTTGTCAAAAGACAAAAATCCTCTTGACGAGTTTTGGGAAGGTCTAGGAGACAAAGATAAAAAGCATGTCAGAAGCTATAGATCCAGTAAACGTAATATACAAATTCAAAAAAACGATGCAGGAGCAACTAGACGCTCTCGTCCAAACCCTAGCAAACGGGGGGATTGACAGTATGGACGAATATAAATATATAATAGGTAAGATCCATGCGATCGACTTAATGAACCAGGAACTCTCTAACCTGCTACAACCAAAGGAGCCAGACGACGATGACGACAACATCACACGCATTAGAAGATAAATATAACGCAGAAGAAGACGTTAAAAAAATAGTAGAGCACTCTAAAAAAGAACGTGCTAAAGAAAACCCAGAGAAAACAGATTTAGAAAAACTGCCAAACCCAACAGGTTGGCGTTTATTAGTTATGCCGTTTGCTGTTAAAGAAAAAACACAAGGCGGTATTATTATTGCACAAGAAACACTAGACCGCGCACGTGTTGCAACGCAAGTTGGATACGTATTGAAGATGGGTGATCTGTGTTACAAGGACGATGAGAAATATCCAACAGGTCCATGGTGCAAGGAAAAAGATTGGGTGATTTTTGCAAGATACGCAGGATCACGCATGCAGATAGATGGTGGAGAGATAAGATTATTAAACGATGACGAAGTCCTTGGGGTTATAGGTAATCCTGAAGATATTCTTCACGCAATGTAACATAGAGGAGGAACTATGCAGGACGAAACAAAAATAGATGTTGGCGAAGCTAACGAACAAGAACAAGAAATTGATCTCTT